TTTTACCACCTCTTTTTTAAATAAAAGCGGTTTATACCGCTTCTTTTTTTATTTTATTATTGTAATACAATTGTTTAAAATCCAAATACTTAAATTTATGAATTGACATTCTAAAATTATAAATAATAATATACAATTGATTTTTTGTAATATTTTTTTTATTTTATTTTCTGTTTTTCTTTTCATTTGTTCCGCTTCCCTTCTATTCTTCTTCTTCTTCTTCTTCTTCTAAAACCTCTTGAAGCACTTGCCCCAGTAAATAACATCTAATTGTTACATCACAATGCTCTGCTCCTTTTTCTAATGCCTCGCCATAATTTTCGCCGAATTCTTCCAAAGCTTCTTTCAATAAGTCCATATTGTGTGCGATGTTTTCTTCTGCTTTCCATGTGTTAAAAGTATAAGAACCGCTTGCATTTCCTGTTATGCTGTCATCAACAAACATTTCATCATACAAAGTTTGGAAATCTCTTTCGCTTGTTTCTTTCAAATATTCTTTTACATCTTCTTTTATTGCTTCAAAATAATTATAGTCCATTTTTACCACCTTTTTTAACCTTTCTTTTTTATTTTTTTATTAGAGAATTGCAAGGGCTTTTCTACTTTTTCCAATAACACCATTTAACTTGTTTTTTCTCTTCTCTTTCATTATCTATATTATACACTAAACTACACTAAAAGTCAAGTGTTTTTTATATTTTTTTTATTTTTTTTATAATTTTTATATGTGCATACTGTATAAATTTTGCATAGTACCATAAAAAAAAATAGTAGTATATAATTAATATTATACATTATACAAAACCGCTTCTTATAATGCGTTTTATATAAAAACAATTATTATTTTGTATTTATACATAACAATAAAACAATACAATCATATTATCATAATATATTATATAATTATTATTTTTTTATTTGTATGTGCTGCATAATACATCAAATACACTTAAAACATAACAAAATTATTTGATATATATATTTTATCACTTAACCTCATATTTTTATTTTTGTTATTTTTTATTTTTGGAGCTATTGCAAATTAAAATATAATTTTTTTTATTTTTAAAAAATATTTGTTTTAATTGGAAAAATATACCCACAAAGGTTTTATTTTGTACCCACTCCGCCCCCTATATCCCAGCAAGCCACCAGGGTCACTTGTCATGCTCACTAGTAAATTTCACAATAAAAGGGGTTGAAAACGGTATCAAAATATGATATAGTAAAAAGCAAGAAAGGAAAAGGTGGTAAAATGAAAGAAAGAGAAAGAAGAAGGCTAGATGAAGGAGAGAGAAAAATCTCGGAAGTAAAAAGGGCATTAGAATTGGTAGAGAGTAGGAACTTTGAGGAGTTAGAGAAAGAATTTGAGCCTGAAACAGAATGTGAAAAATGTTATTTTTGCATGAAACCAAATGATTTAATAAAAGGAAAAGTGCCAAGAGTGTGTTTAATTGGACCAAGAACACTAGGAGAGAATGTAAGAGGTTGTTATGGAGGTTGGAGAAAGAGAAGATAGAGAGATAAGGAGATAGATACGAATTGCAATGTGATTTTTGTAGCAATTTTGAAGGAGATTTTTTAGAATTTCAAGAAGCAGTAGATTTTAAGAAAGCAAATAACTGGAAGAGTGAAAAAGTAGGAGAACAATGGTTAGACAAATGTCCAGAATGTAGGAGGAAAAGCGAATGAAAATAAGATGTAAAAAATGCGGAAGAATAATAGATTTAAAAACAAGGACAATAATAGAATACTATTTAAAGGGAGGCATAGTAAAGTGTGTTAATTGTTTATATGACAACAAAAATATAAGAGAAGAGGAAGGAGAAGAAGATGAGTGATAATGATTTATATTTACAACATGTAGATGAAATAGTAGAACAACTTAATCAGAAAAAAGCCAAAACAAGAGATGATATTCAAGAATATTTTGACTATTTAAAGAACGATTATATGGAAAGAGTAGAGAGTGCATTAGATGAAATATTTGAAGATTATTGTGAAGAAAATAATTTGCATTGGAGTGATGAAGATGAGTAAAGAAAGAGAAGAAACATTAAATGAAATAAAAGAAAAATACAAAATAGCATTATTTATGGTTATAAGAAACTCACAAGTAATGCCAGTAGGTATGAAATTAGGAAAAAGCAAGAAAGAGATAAACAAAAAAGCTTATGAAACGATGTGTGAAGTAATAAGTATGATTGATTATGATAATGCGAGAAAAGAATATGAAGAAGGAAAGGAATAGTAAAGATGAAATTCAAAGAAATGAGTAAGAAAGCGAAGTTTCATATAATATTTATGTTTATATGTGGGGTAATCGACATAATATTCAGTATTTTATTAAAGAATATATGGCCCTTATTTGTTGGAATAATGTTTTTATTAGAAATTTTAGAAACATATACAAGGGAGGAAAAAGACAAAATAATAAATAAATACAATGATGTATGCAATAGTCAAAAAGAAATGCTTAAATGGGCGATACCAAAAATAGAGGAATTAACGGCAATAAAAAAGGAACATGACAGAATAGAGAAAATGGTCAACAGTATAACAAAAGAGGACATAGATTATGCAATCGAGCAAGTAAACAAAGAATATGTAGAGAGAAAAGAATTAAAGAAATATTTAGAAAAAGAGATAGAATTAGCAGAAATAAATATGGAAAAAGTAGAATACAAATCGGAAGCATACTGGAGTTATGAAGGAATGATAGCAGAATGTAAAGCAACTATGGCAAGATTTGAAATAAATGAGGAGGAATAAATAATGCAAGAATATTTAAAAGATTTAGAGAAAGCAATGATTGATGGGGATAGTTTTTACTGGCAAGAAGATATGCAAGTGTTAATAGATATAATAAGAGGTATGCAAGGAAATTTAAGAAATAGAATAGAAGATATGGAAAAGATAATTAAAGAGAGTAAAGGGCATACTCATACACTTATAGAAGCAAGTATTGTAAAAAATGAGTTAGAAGAAATTTTAATGAAAGGAGAAAAGTTATATGAAGAAAGAATATAGATTATGTTATGTCGATGGTCAAAAAGCATGGTTTACAGATAGTTTTGAAAAACAATGGGGAGATGATTGGAACGATAAGCCTTATGAATGTAATGCAAGAGAACCATATAACAGTTGGAGCGAATTAATAGAGCATAAGCCACCTATTTATGAAAAACAATACAAACACCACCAAATAGAACTAAAAACTTTATATTTTGAAACTAATGATTGGAGTGAGAAAAAACCTTGTGATATGGGTAGATTTTCAGTAGAGGATATTAATAAAGGAACAATAGCATGGGTTCACACTGATAAATTTAATATTTTAGCAGGAACAGAAATAGAAGAATTTATAAAGATAATTAAAGAAAATGGTGGTAAAATATACATGGAGGTATAAAATGGAGATAATATTAAAAGTTATATCATTAATAGCAGGAATATATTTTACAATAGCGATTGGATTATTTATAGGTTTGCTTACTGGAAAACATATAGTGAGAATAACAAATTATAGAACAGGAGAAGAAAAAGAAATAAAAGGAATTAAGAAAATAGGAATATATCTTTTTATGTCTTTATTATGGATAATAAGTATAAACCTTAAGAAAGGGGGAGAATAATTGGAAGAAACAATAAAAAGATTAGAAAAATACATAGAAGATGATAAACTATTAAGAGATAACAGCGAAATTAGTGATTTTGATAAATTTTGTATAGAACATTGTAATGATATAGAAAAAGTAATTACAGCATACAAAACTCAAAAAAGCAAAATAGATAATACTCTTGATAATTTATACAATACACTTGCACAATATCAAACATCAATGTTTCCACAAGATATGGAAACAACAATGCGAATAGCAAGAGAAACAGATAAACTAAAAGCACAAATAGAAATACTAGAAAAAATAAAGGAAGGAGAAAAATAATGCAAGAAAAAATGTTATTTGGAGAAAAATTAGACTACATAAAACAAGATGATTTAAGGGAAAAAATAATCCCATATTTAATTGGAAAAGCTATGCTGTTAGAAGGATATATGGATAAAACTCCAGAATATATATTAGATGAAGCGGTAAAAAATACAGAAACACCACTATTAGAGCATTCAATTAGAGAAATTAATTTTAATTATATTTTTGAAGAAAAAACTGTAAATGAAAGTATAAAAGAAGCAGGGAAAATACTTATAGATAAAGCAGATATGGTTTCTAGTGACTTAAAAGGTGTTCTAGGAATTGAAATAAAAGTTGATATAAACCCTGCTGCAATTGCAGAATTAAGTATAAATAAAAAATATGGAGTATTTTTTTCATAGGAGGAAACATGGATAATTTATTAGTTTTAGAAAACAAAGATGGATTTAGAGCAAATTTAAATTCAGATATAGTAAAAGAAATTTATTTATCTTTAAAAAATAGATACAATGAAAATAAATATTCAAATGATGCAATGTGTGCAATAGCTTGTTTAGGCTTCACATTATTAAAAGATTTTGATTGTATTTTAGAAGAAGAAGCAACTAAAAAGCAAGATGTTGAAAGGACTAAAAAAACAATAAAAAAGCTAGATTATTTTTTTGATAATATAAACAAAACAGACAAAGCATTTGAAGATTTAAAAAGACTAGATGGATTAATAGAATTTTATAATAACCATAATTGTAAAATTACTGTTTTCCCTATTAATGTCGGAGAAGGAATGTTTTTAGGATATATAATGAAAATGAAATTAGATATTAACTCAAGAAAAGAATTTAAAGAATTTGGAATAAAACAAGAAGAAATAGAAATAAATAAAAACAATTTTTATATTACTGGAATTTGCATAAATTGCCTATATAAAGGGGATATAAAATTAAAGTCAAAAGATATATATTCACAAAATGATATAGATTATTTATCAAAGAGAGGTGTAGATATATTTTATGGAAAATAAAAAAGAAGATGAAATTCATGATTTATTAAAACAAACAATAGCCAGAAAAGACATAGAAAGACAAATAGCAGATTTATTTTATAAACTATGTCCTCATGTTCCACCACAATTATTAGCAACAACAGTAATTCAAACATTAGATAATTTTAAAAACCTAGAAAAAATGTATATTGGTGGTAACAATAAAAGAGATTATAGAGATGATGCAGCAGATGCTTTAAGATATGCAGTAGAATGTAGGTTAAACCCAGAATTATTTAAATGTAGTTATCAACAATCTTTAATCCCTACTAATGAAAATCCAACAGAAATAGCAAAAAGAATAGAAGAAGAAATGAAAAGAAGTTTTGAAACCCATATTCCAAGAATAGATTAGGAGGAAAAATATGAAAGAATTAGAAGAAAATCTTGAAGGATTAACAAAATCCGAATTAATAAAAAAAGTAAAAGAATTAAAAGGATTAATCCAAAAGTCAATTAATGATGTATGTACGATTTCAAAAGAAATAAAAAAAGTTAATGAAGAAAATGAAAAATATAAAAATCAATATGAAGATATGAAAAAGCAAAAAGAAAAGGCAGAAAAAGATTATATATGTTTAGTAGAACAATTAAAACATACAAATGGAAAAACAGATGAAATGAATAAAAGAATTCAAGAATTAGAAGCTATTTTAACAAATTTTGAACAAAGAAATAAAAATAATCTTGAAAAATATGAAAAATCATGCAAAGAAAATGAAGATTTAAAAAATGAAATCATCAGAATTAATGATGAGAAAAATACTTATGAAAGAGGAATAACAAAATTAATTTACACACTTGGCAAAAAATAAAAAATAATATATAATGGTATTGAAAAAAGGAGAGATAAAAATGGAAGAAAACCAAAGTGGACCTTATGGGGTACAAAAAATAAGAAAATTTGAATTTGTAGAAAGAGTTTCAAATATTGAAAACAAAAGACTACCTGAAAGAAGTACAGCTAAAAGTGCTGGATATGATTTTTACAATCCAGAAAAGATTGAAATTCCACCATACAAAATAGGAGATAATCCAACTTTAGTGCCAACAGGAATAAAAGCTTATATGAACGATAATGAATTCTTGATGTTAGTAAATAGAAGTTCAAATCCTAAAAAGAAAAAATTAGTAATTCCAAATAGTGTAGGAATAATAGATGCTGATTATGTAGACAATCCTGATAATGAAGGAGAGATGATGTTTGCTTTTTATAATTTAAGCAATGAAACAGTAGTAATAGAAGCAGGAGAAAAATTAGGTCAAGGAATATTTATGCAATACAATACAGTAATGAATGATAATGCAAGTGGAGAAAGAATTGGAGGATTTGGAAGCACAGACACTCAAGAATAAATATAAGGAGGCTTTTCTATGGAAATAGGCACAATAGTAAAAGTTAATATACCTTATAAATTAGGAGAACGAAGAAAAGAAAAAGAAAAAAGATACAAAGAAGGAAAAATAGTTGCAATATATACTAATTTTGTATTAGTTGAATTTGAAACAAAATATAACGAAAATTATAGAGAATGTTTTAAGATTAGTGAAATAATAATTTAGAGGTGGTATTTATGGATATTTTTTTTAGAACGGAAAAAGCATTAGTTAAAATGAAAGATAAAGTCGAAGTTGAAAGAGGTGGATATTTAACAACTTCATCTTTAAATGGACAAGAAAAATATCCAATAGTTCATTATGATAATGAAAAAAGAGCTCTTGAAATTTTAGATAAAATTGACAATATATTAGATAGAGCAATACAAGAAAATGCAAATACTATATCAATTGCCATTCCTTCTGATAAATGATGAATTACAGCCCAAAGGGGAGGAAACATGGGAAGAAAAATAAATAAAGAAAAAACAGGATTAACAATTTGTTTTAGTGTTAGATTGCCAAGAGAACAGCATCAATGGCTAAAAGAATTGAGCAATAAAAGCAAAGGAACTAAAAATTTTGTAAGCATGAATGATTATATTTCAAAAGCTTTAGAATTATTAAAAGAAGAAATGTAATAAAGGAGATATAATTATGTCTTATGAAATAGAAATAAAAAAAATAAAGCATCATTTGTCTTATGAAAAAGATTATTATCAAAAAGTAAAGCAATTAGATGCTTTAAGATTTTTTTATAAAGAAAATGAAAAAGATAAAGATAGAATAATATATAATTCAGAGAAAGATGAATTAGAATATTCTAATAGTATCAAAGTTGCAATACAAATAACGCAACTAGTACCTAAAGTATTAAAATTTGTTGATAATCCTAATCAAAAACAAGAAATTGTTACTATTATGAAAAACAATTATTATTATTTAGCAGGTTATTTATTTAGTTACTATGTTATAGCAATTGAGTTTGGAATTCCACCTGAAAAACAATTTTTTGCACCAAGGACATCAGTCCTAGGTCCAATATCAAGAAAGTTAGATAAATTTTATTACAAGCCAAAAGCAGTAATGACAATATCAATGCCTCAAGGTACTGGAAAAACTGAACTTGGAAAAAGATTTATGTCTTTCTGTATTGGTAAAGCTCCTGACTTGCCAAATATGATGGTAAGTTATTCTGCAACAATTGCAAAGGATAAATTCTATCAAGGAGAAATAACATTAATTGAAGATGAAAATGGTAATTTTCAAAAGATTTTCCCTAACTTAAAGAATGTTTTAAAAAGTGCTGAAAATATGACATTAGATTATAGAGATGATGAAAAGAAAAGGCCACATTCAGAATATACATTATATTGTTGTGGATTTGATGGAGGTATAACAGGTAGAACTAGAGCTCATAATGTTCTTTATATAGATGACTTAATAAAAAATATTGAAGAGGCTAGAAACAAAGATGTACTTGATAAGAAGTGGGAAGAATTTACTGGAACTTTAAAAAAGCGTATGCAAGGTAACTGTAAAATGCTTATAATTGGTACTATTTTTAGTATTAATGACCCATTATCAAGAATAATAAAATATTATAAAACTAGAGCACCAAAAAGAATAGAAGTAGTAAGAGTACCACGGATTAAATGAAAATAATCAAACTAATTTTAATTATAAATATGGATTTGCATTAACAACAGAAGCTTTACTAGAAGATAAAGATTTAATGGACACAGTTAGTTTTGAATGTTTAATTCAACAAAATCCAATTGAAAGATTAGGAATAGTATTTAGTGAAGAAGAATTAACAAAATTTTTAGAAGAACCAGAATATGGATTGGAAAGAAGAATAGCAGCAGTCGATGTCGCTTGGGGTGGTGGAGATAGTTTATCAATGCCAATATGTTCTGAATATGATAACCATGATGTATATTTAACTGATGTAATATTTAGTCAAGCAAAAAAAGAAGAAACTATACCATTAGTAGTAAATGCTATAATCCAATATCAAATAACAGCTTGTCACTTTGAAGCTAACAATGGTGGAGATATGTATGCAGAAAAAGTACAAGAAGAATTAAAGAAATATAATTATAGATGCAATATAACATGGTCTAAAGTTCCTACAACAAAATCTAAATTAGATAGAATTCTAGCTTGTCAAGGTGCTATAAAAGGAGTTCCAGAAAGTGATTATAGGTTATTAATAAAAGAAAGAAAGATAATAAGAAATCATAAAATGTATAATGACTTTTTAGATGAATTAACTAAATTTAATCAATCTGCTAATATGCAAGGAAAGCAACATGATGATGCTCCTGATAGTTTAGCAAATTTATTTACAAATATATTAGGTTGTGTAAGAGTTGGAAGAGCAAGAAGTTCAAAAAGCAGAGAAGATTTAGGAATATAATTGACAATTATAATAAAGATATGATATATATAATTTTGAAAAAATTTAACCATAATAAATCCGTTTGAAACATAATTTTAAAAATTATGTTTCTTTTTATTGACTTTTTTTTTGAGTTTTAATATACTAAATGTGAGGTATTAAAATGAAAACAAATGTCAATTGTCCAATTTGCGGTAAAACATTATGCAAACTAGAAGAAAAAGGCAAACTTGAAAATGTATATCTTTACTGCAAAAGATGTAGAAAAGAAATATTTTTAAAAGAAGTGCCTGTGAGCCGTAAATAAAAATTAAGCCAGAGAGCTATAACTTATTAAAGTTATAGCTTTTTTTGTTGATAGGAAGTGATTTTGTGATTGGCGAAATGTCAGGTAATATTGGTAAAGGTCGAAGAAGAATTTTCAATGATAGAGAAATAAATAAAGATACAATAATTCAAATATTATTTGATGCTTTAAATATTCATAGATTAAATGTTGATGATATGAAATATTTAATTAATTATTATAAAGGGCAACAAGATGTATTAAAAAGAGCAGCACCTTCTACCAGCGAAATAAATAATAGAGTTGTATTGAATTATGCACATTCTAGTGTAAGAGATATAGTTGGATATACATTTGGAAAACCAATTCAAATAATTCCAAGAAAAGCAAAATATAGAAAAGACATAAAACAATTAGCAGACATTTTTGAATATGAAAACTCTAGCACAGTTGATAATGAAACTGCAACTTTTGCAGCAATATGTGGATTGAGCTATCTTTGCACATTGCCATCAAAAGAACTATCTAGCGATTATATGCCAGATGTTCCAATAACAATAAATAATTTAGATGTTTTATCAACTTTTGTAATTCAATCATCTAAAATAGGAAATCCAGTAAGATTATCATGTACTTTTTGGACAGATAAGAAATATACATATTTTACTGCTTTTACAGATACACAAATATTCTATATAAAATCGCAAGGTAATGGAACATTAAGCGGAACTAGAAACGAAGTTAGAGAAGATGTTAACTTAATTGGACTAAACCCAATTCAAATGGTTCAGAATAATAATTTCTTAATGGGAGATTTTGAAGTGGCGATAAGTGTATTGAATGCTTTAAACCAAATTGCTTCTGATAGTGTAAATGATGTAGAAAATGTTATAAAAAGTTTATTAGTAATTATAAATTCTGAATTAGATGATAATGTGACATCACAAGCAAAGAAGAATAGAATACTTGAATTATTAGGAGCACCACGGACAAAATGTTGATGCAAAATTCTTATATCAACAAATAGACAGTATGGGAATAAATAATTTAAGAGAATATTTAGAAGAAGCTTATAAAACCATTATAGGAATTCCAGACAGAAAGACAAGAGGCGGAGGCGGTGGAGATACTGGAGATGCCGTAAAATTAAGAGATGGTTGGGCAGACATAGAAATTGTTGCAAGAATAAAAGAAAATTATTTTAAAATAGCAAAGAAAAAGCAAATTGCGGTTGCTATAAAAATATTACAATTATTAGGAATGGCAAAAATAGATTTTAAAACAATTGATTTAGATGTAAAATTTACTAGAAATAAAAATGATAATTTACAAACTAAAGCACAATCATTTAGTACATTACATGGAACAAAAACATTAGACCCAGCAGATGCTTTAGAAATATGTGATATGACAACAGATGTAGTTGAAGTAATAGATAGAGGTAAAAAATACTGGCAAGATGTAGCAGAACAAAATTTAGAATTACAGAAAAAAACGCAAGAAGTATTACAATCAAATAATAATCAAAATCAAAATCAAAATCAAAATCAAAATAAAGCAAAAGAAAATACAGGATATAAAAGCACAACATATAATAACAATATGAATAAAATCAGTGAAAAACATAATAAAAAAGAAGAAAAATAGATATTAACAGCGAAAGCTGAAAATATAAATTGCCAGTTCTACAATGGCTATATTTGTAGATAGACCTTGCCCAGAGAAGGGCTATAATCACGGTTGAAAAGAAAGGAGTACCATTATGGAAGAAATGTTAAAACAGATTATGGGAGATGCTTATAAAGAAGATATGACACAAGAAGAAATCCAAGCATTTTTTAAAAACCAAGTTTTAGGAGATGGAAAATATGTAAACAAAGAAATGGCAGAAGCAGAGAAGAAAAAACTTCAAGATGCTTTAGATGCCAAAAATCTTGAATTACAAAACAAAATGACAGATGATGAAAAGAAAGCAGCTGCTGACCAAGCTTTAAAGGACCAATTAGAAGAATTAAAAAAACAACTTCTTGAGGGGAAAATTAATAATAGTGAATATAAAGCTATGAGTATTACTGCAAAAGCTAGATTAAATACTGGAATAGCAGATGATGACAAAGAATTTGGGGAATTTATAAATTCAATTTCATCAGAAGATGAAGTAAAAACTTCTAAAATTGCTAATTATATTAATACCCTTGTTGAAAAAGCTTATGAAAAAGGTAAAGCTGATACTACAAAAAATAAACTTGGAGATATGGGAAACTTTAAATCTGGAGATGGCAATGGAGATAATGGCAAAACAGAAGCAGAGGAAAGAGCAGAAAGATTAGCAAAAGCTAATACAAGTATTAAAAAAGAAAATAGTTATTTTAAATAAGGAGGTAATTTAACATGGCAAACATGGTAGTTAAAACAAAATATCCAAAAAATCCAAAACAAATTATGTTAGCAGATAGCCAAATGGTTTCTTTTGGAGTAATAGTAGCCAATACAGGCGTATCAGAGGTTAATGGTAAAAAAGTTATTAAAGCTGGAACTCCAATATATGGAGATATAGAAGCTAGAAATACTGCTTTTACAATTTCAGGAGCAGAAGCGGCAAAACCAGCTGGAATTTTGTTACATGATGTTGATGTAACAGCAGGAAATGAAAACGGTACAATCGTTTTATTTGGATTTGTTGATTTAGACAAATTAGATACTGAAACTTTTAAACTAATAACAGCAGAAGTAAAAACTGCACTATCAGGAAAAGTTACATTTTTAACTGGTAGTGGTGAAAAAAGAACTAAATAATAAAGGAGGAAAATAAAAATGGAAGGAAATACTATATTTGATTATTTCACAGCTAAAGCTCTTGCTGCATACTACAATACAACAATAGCTGATAAAAATATGCAACCATTTTTGGGAGATGAATTATTCCCAGCTAGAAAGAAAATGGGATTAGATTTAAAATGGATTAAAGGAGCAAAAGGTTTGTCAACATCTTTAAGTCTTTCTGCTTTTGATGCTAAATCAACTAAAAAAGATAGAATTGGATTTGAAGCAGTACAAACAAAAATGCCATTCTTTAAAAATGATATGCTTATCGATGAAGAATTAAGACAAGAATTATTAATTGCTATTGAAGCAGGAAATGCTGATTATGTTGATACAATTTTAAGAAATATTTTTGATGATACTATTACATTATTAGATGCAGCAGCAGTAACAAGAGAAAGAATGAGAATGCAATTACTTTCTACTGGTACAGTTGTTTTAGCAAATAATGGTCAAGAATATTCTTATAATTATGGTTTGGAAAGCAACCAAAAATACGAACCAACAAAATTATGGAGTGACCCAACTTCTAGTCCTTTAGATGACATAACTGCTATGCAAGATGTTATTGAAAACAAAGGATTTGCAAGACCAAGAAGAGCAGTTACTTCAAGAAAAGTATTAAGAATGTTAATGAAAAATACAGGAATAAAAGAAGCAATCTATGTTATGAGTAACGGAAAAGTTACTTTAACAGAAGAGAATGTTAGAAATTATTTCAGAGAAAATGCTAACATTGATATAGCTGTATATGATAAAAGCTATTTAGATGAAAGCGGTAAAGCTCAAAAATATTTACCAGAAGATTTATTTATTATGATACCAGAAGGCGATTTAGGAAATACTTGGTTTGGTACTACACCAGAAGAAGCAGACTTAAGAAGCGGTGCTACTGATGCACAAGTTGTAATTGTTGACACAGGTGTTGCTATCACAACTACAAAAACAACAGACCCTGTTTCAGTTGATACAAAAGTATCACAAGTAGTTTTACCATCATTTGAAGCTGCTGACCAAATAATTATAGGAAATGTAGCCTAGAAAGGAATGAAGTAAATGATTACTATAAAAAAAGGAAATCATACTTTACAAGTTTCTAAAAATACTTATGAAACAATGTTTAAAATAATGGGATATACTATCGTTGATGAAAAAGAAGAAGCTAAAAAAGAAGCTTCTTCTACCAACGATAATATTCAAACATCAGATATTGAAAAAAACACAATTATAGATGCTGATAAAACAAATCAGGATAAAGAATTAGATGATTTTTTAGACAACATAAGTAATTTGTCAGATGATGATAAAAAAGAGCCTGAATTAAATCCTGATGAAAATAAAGAGGTATCTAATAATAAAAGTAAAGATGATGATGAAAAAAAAGATAATAGTTTAGAAAACATACTTGGTATGTTATCTAATAACATTAAAGATGAAGATAAAAAGAAAAATAATAGGCAATCTAAAAATAAGGAGGAAAAATAAATGATTTATGTAATTAATGGAAAACCTTATGTAAAAGTTGCCAACTATTACAAAGAAGTTTCTGTTGAAAAAAAAGGAAATGAATATTCTGTTAAGCCAGTCGGCGGAAGAGAAACTAGAATTGAAAAGCCAAAAAGCAATGAAGTTACAGAAGTTTCAGTTTCAGATTTTTATTTAGATAAAAATAAATTTTCTTCTGGAAAAGGCTCTAGCAAAAGTTTAGAAATGAATATGGACAAAATTAGTGATATTGATTAAAAGAGGTGGTGGATATGATGACTTTTGAAGAATATAAAAATACAGAAGAAGCTTCTTCTTTATTAGAAAAATTAAAAAGGCAGCTAAAAAATAGAGGATTTGATATTTCTAATTTAAATGATAATGATTTATATGATGAAATAGAAAATGCTATTGAAGCTGTTAATGACAGAAGGCATTTCATATCAACTGACCAAAAATTATTTGAAGATAAATATAGAGGAATTGTTGTTAGACTTGCTATATGTTCTTTTGCAAAAATGGGAGCAGAGGGTCAACTCGCACATTCTGAAAATGGAGTTTCTAGGACTTATGCTGGAGCTTCTGAATTTCCTAATGATATTTTAAAAGAAATTGTACCATTAGGGAGGATTAGAGAACTATGATTTGTATGAAAAGAAACAAAAGACCTTTTTACTTGTGTAAAAAAATTCCTAATACAACTAAATTTGATAAGCCAATTCCATGTAATCTTAATTATCAACCAACTAATAGTGTTGGAGAAAGATTAACTTTAGGCGAAGATTATTCTATGTATTTAAAAATAAAATGCACACCAAAAGAAGCATCTTTATTTAAAAATGGAGATAAGTGCTATATATATGTTTTACCACCAAAAGAATATGATGAGCTATGTAAAGGTGCTGATTATATTGTTGATGGTAATCCAGCAAATACATTAAATCAATCTGAAATTAAGTTAAGAAAGTTAAGTGGTCAAAAATGAAAAGTATAAAAGTTCCATTATCTAACCAAGGTTTAAATGATTTATTACAAAAAATAAATAATTTAAAAGATAATTTGAACCAAGCGACTAATGATATCAAAAACGAATTAGCAGATTATGCTAGAAGTGAAATTGATAATAATTTGTCTGCTACTCAATTTAAAGATGGTAATGATGATGTATCTACTTTCAAGGAAAATCACGATAATAAGATAAAAGTTGGAATGAGAGGAAGTCAAGTTTTGTATGATGAATTCGGAACAGGTACACAAGGAGAAATGAGCCCACACCCATATAAAAGTCAATACCCATTGGCAGGATATAATACTGGTAGAAAAATAAGAAGAGCTAGTGTTAAAGTTAATGAAAATACAGGAATTCCAATAGGAACAAAATATTGGACTTATAAAGATAAAGATGGAGAAACTGTATATACAACTGGTATTCCTGCTGGTAAACAGGTATTTAATGCTGCAATGTCTTTAAGAAATAGAAAAAGTCAAATAATTAAGCAGAAAGTGAGTGATGTCTTATCGAAACTTTAATTCCACAATTAAAAAAAGACATAAAAGAAGAATTTAAAAAACCAATAGAATATGAAGATGTGATAAAACAAACTACTTTGACCTTAACTGACTTTCAAGACACAACGGTAAAAGGTGCTTATGATACAGTTCCTGAAATAAATTATCCATTAATTACAATTTTAGAAATTCAAAATACAGAAAATTCTAAATTTACTGATAATAATGGAGAACATGTTTCAGATTTATCTTATCAAATAGAATGTTGTAGTAGAAATACTACTGAATTAGAAGCTACTGAAAGTGCAATGTTGATGGGAAAGATTGTAAACAATCTTTTAACTGGACCAAACTATAAATTAAGTAGAGTTGGAACGCCATCAATAGTACCAATGGTAGATGACAAAGATGTCATAAGATATATTTTAAGATATTCTTGTAGTATTGGTTTAGATACTAATACAATATATGCAAGAAGTTAAGAAGGAGGAATTTAAAATGGCTATTAATTTAAGTACAGCTGGTATTCATCTATATTATGCAGTAGAAGAAACAAAAGGAACTAGACCTACTGCAAAATCAGCCTACACAGATTTAGTAGGAGTTAAAAGTATTCCATCAATGAACCCTGCACCAGAAACACTAGAAACAACTGATTTAAATCAAACAGAATATAAAACATATATTGATGGTTTAAAAGATTTAGGAGGAGCTTTAGAGTTTACATTCAACTTAACACAAGAATTAGTTGAAATGTGGGGAGAATTAATGGAAAAATATGAAGCAGGTAAAGCCGCAAATAAAGCAACTTGGTTCTTAATTGATATACCAGGGCTAACAAATGGTTTATATTTTACAGGAAATCCATCAAGTATGGGAATTCCAGAAGCAGCCGTAAGTTCTGTATTAGAAATTACAAACTATATAACACCTACTGGAGCTCCAGAAGATGCAGCTAAACCAACAGCTGGATAAAATAAAATAAAAGAAAAGAGGTAAAAATATGAATAAGAAAATTGAATTTGAAGAAAATGGCGAAAAATATGTATTGGAATATAATAGAGAGAGTATCGAAATATTAGAAAAACAAGGTTTCAATGTCAACGAAATGACATCAAAGCCTATGAGTATGTTACCATTAGCTTTTCAAGGATTATTCTATAAAAATCATAGATATGTAAAAAAAGCTTTCATAGATGAATGTTATGATAGATTTAAAAATAAACAACAATTAATTGAAGTAATTGCTGAAATGATTATGGAAACTTATGAAAGTTTAACTGATGATGAGAATGTTGGCGATAAGGGAAACATAGATTGGAAGATAGTTGGGTAAAATCCAACAATGCAGAGCATATCTTCCTATATCAAAAGTTTCAAGAATTGTGTCCTTATTTTATGAGCATAGGAATGACATACGAACAATTTTGGCGAGAAGATGTTACAATGACTAAAATGTATCTTAAAGCCTATAAAGTTAAACTTGATAGAGAAATCGAAATGGACCAATGGAATATTTGGAAACAAGGCATGTATATATATGAGGCATTGTGTGATGTATCTCCTGTATTACATGCCTTTTCTAAATCAGGAACGAAGCCTCTGCCATATCCTAAAGTTCCTTGGGGAATGGAAGAATATGAAAAGAAATTAGAAGAAAAAGAAAGAAATAAAGAGCCTACCGCACAAGAGGTCGAGAATGAAAGATTAAAAGCACAAATATTTTTCTCGAACTGGGCTAGAGCCACTAAAAAACAATTTCAAAAAGAAGGGTAGGTGGGAAATATGGAAACTACTATTGATGAAGTTAGTATTGAGATTGGTGCTAATTCCCAAAGTGCTAGTTCAAATTTAGAAAATTTAGCAAATAGTATAACAAAATTAACATCTGTTTTAAATTCTGGATTAAAAGGATTAAGTTCTTTTAGTACAAATTTAGCAAAAGTAAAAGAAATAACATCAGGATTTTCTATTGATACAACAGGTATAGAAAAAATACAAACTTCATTAAGTGGGTTAACAGGTATTTCTAAAGCTACTAATTTAAGTTCTATGCTTACTCAATTACAAAAAATACCTGAAATTAGTAAAAATTTAAGTAGTACTGAAATATCTAATTTTACATCAAAAATAAAAGAATTAACAAATGCTTTATCTCCTTTAGCAACAGAAATGACAAAGGTTTCTACTGCTTTTTCTGCATTACCATCTAATGCTAGTAAAATTAATTCTGCTTTAAGTAGTACAACTAAAAATGCAAAACAATCATCTGGAGTTTTTTCTTCTGGATTGTTTAGTGGAATATCAGGACTAGCAATTAAAGGTGGGTTACTAATTGCTACAATGAAAAGGTTAGGTAGTGTATTAGGAAGTTTTGTAAATGAAAGCAATGCTTACATAGAAAATATGAACTTATTTACTGTATCTATGGGAGAAGCAGCTCAAAAAGCTCAAGAATTTACTGATAAATTTTCAGCAGCATTAGGGGTAGACCCATCTAATGTTATGAGATATATGGGAATGTTTAATTCTTTAGTTGAAGGATTTGGGCTAACAAATGAAGCTGCTTATACTATGTCTAAAAATTTAACGCAATTAAGTTATGACATGAGTTCTTTCTTGAATATACCAATTGACCAAGCGATGCAAAAAATAAAATCTGGTATTTCAGGAGAAATTGAACCAATGAGAGCAGTTGGTATTGCATTAGACCAAGCTACATTACAAGAAACTGCTTATACATTAGGTATAGACAAAAAAGTTGCTTCTATGACAAGAGCTCAAAAAACTGAATTATTATATTATCAAATAATGACTAAAACTACAAAAATGCAAGGAGATATGGCTAGAACACTTATAACACCAGCTAATGCCTTAAGAGTATTACAACAACAATTTACTCTTTTAGCAAGAGCAGTTGGTAATATATTTATTCCAATTCTGTCAGCAGCAATACCATATATTATGTTAATAACACAAGCATTAACTACATTAGCTAATATGATTGCTAAATTCTTTGGATTTGCATTACCTAAAGTAGACTATTCAAATTTAAGTGATGGTCTTGGTGGAGTTTCTAGTGGTATTGGGGATATTGGAGGTTCTGCTAAAAAGACAAATAAAGAACTAGATAGAATGTTAAATAAGTTTGATGAATTAAATGTAATTACATTTGATAAAGATAGCGGAGCTGGAGCAGGAAAAGGAGCTGGAGCAGGAGGAGTTGGCGGAAGTTTAGGAATTCCTTTACCAGACTATGATGCTTTAACTGGATTAGCTCAACAAAAACTAGAAAAAATAAAAAAACAAATTTCTAAATTTATTGATAAAATAAAAGGATTATGGGATAAAGTATCTCCTATTTTAAAGAAGTTTGAACCTTTATTAAAAGGAATAGGAGCAATGTTTTTAACTGCATTTGCTTGGGATTGGATTGCAAAATTCTTATCAAAATTTAAAACAATGAAAACAGTTGGAACTTTATTAACATCAATTATTGGAGCTGTGAAATTAGCAATAAGTGCTTTTTCAAGTGCTACAACAGTTACAGGAGGATTTGCAGCAGCAATTTCATCTTTATGGGGTTCTTTTAAAGGATATATGCAAGCATTAACTCCAATGCAAAAATTCAAAGTAAGTTTAGTTGCTATGGTTGGAGTATTTGTAACTATATATAGTGCAATAAAGGACTTTACAAAAGGAACATCAGATTTAGGAACTGTATTACTAAATGTAGTGCCAATTATAACTGCGGCTGGAGTTGCAATGTATGCAATGTTAGGTCCTGTTGGATTAGTAATTACAGCTATAACAGCAGTAACTGCTGGAGTAATTGCATATAATAAAGCACAAAAAGAAATGGCAGATGATAGAGCATTAGCAAGAATGTTTGATGGTCAAGGTCAATCAATGGAAGCAGTTATTGATTATTATACTAAATTAAATGATGAAACTTCAAAATATACAAATACCATAATAAGTGCTGGAGAAGATATAGATAGCAATAACGAAAAATTTGATGAAACAGCTGTAAGTATTGAAAATCTTTCTGCAAAAATGTCATCATTATTTTATAGTGCAACTGATAGTGATTTTGATAGTATGAATAGTAATTTCCAACAACTTGGAGATATAGCACAAGAAAATTTAGCAAAAATGGTATCAGGAGTAATTACTAATATAAACCAATTAAAGAACCTTGGACAAATTGATGATGAAAATGCACAAAAAATGATTGATAATGCAATAAAAGTACAACAAGCACAAGGAAACAAAGTAGCTGATTTGGAATTCAAAATGACACAATTAAATACTGCATATAGAAATGGTAATAAGACACAAGAAGAATATAGAAAAGAAGTTGCTGAATTATTACAAGAAATGGCTAGATTAAATAATGGTGTATCAGAAGCTGAAACTAAATTTAAAAGTTTTTCAGATAATATGAATGCAACTACTTTAAAAATAAATTTAGAAAGTCCAGAAAAAGCAAAAAAATATATAGAAGAATTATCAGGAATATATGAAGAACAAGTAGAAAATATAAAGAATTCTAATACTCAAATAGAAAATTATTATGATAATTTAATTGCACAAGCCGAAGGAGATACTGCTTTAGTAAAAGCTCTTGAAGAAGATAAAACAAAGATGATGGCTGAAAATCAAAAACATTTAGAAGAAATACAAGGAGATTATAAAGGAACTTGGTTAACTATTAGAGCCGAATTAGCAGCAAGTGGAGCAGATACTGCCGATGATATGAAAGATGTTGTAGACAGTATAAATAAAAATCTTGAAATAATTGGAGATGTTGATGTATCTGGAAAAGGTGGAGAAACAATTAATGGTTATTTCCAAGAAATATTAAATAGCAAAGATGATAATTTACCTAGAGCAATTGTTGCATTAAAAGAAGCTGGATATGATATGTCAGATGCTTTAGTAGAGGGAGCAAGTTTAACAGAAACTGAAAAAGCAATTTTAAATAATAATTGGTCAAATGCTACTCAATTAGATAGTACAACAAGAAGTAGTATAATTCAATCTTTAAAAAATGATGGAGTTACTATAAAAAACGAGTATGGAAATTCATTAGAATTTACTGATGCAGAAAAGAAAATAATTAGTAAAATTTTAACTGACCCAACACAAGTAAATGCAGCAGATAAAGCAAAAGTTTTAAATAAAATAATTGAATTTGGTGGAGAAATAAAAGATGCGGAAGGAAATTCATTAGAATTTACTCAAGAAGAAAAAGATACTATAAAAAAAGCATTAGATAGTCCTATGTTATCATGGACAGAAAGTGATACAATAATAAATGCTACAACAAAATTTACAGATACAGCTATGAATAATATGATTTCAAATATATATAGCAAAACTTATGCTTCTAAAGATGCAGGAAAAGATGTTGGAAATGCTGCTGGAGATGGAATTATAACATCTATTCAAGGAAAGACACCAGAAGCTGCAAAATCTGCTCAAACATTAACAACAAGTGTAAATAATAGTATGAAAAGTAATGTTAATACAACAGCAGCAGGAGAACAAGCGGTAAGCCAATTTGACAATGCTATGAACAGAGGAAAATGGGCAATTACAAATACTGCATCTACTATTGGTTCTAGTGCTGGAGATAGTTTTTCAAATAGTTTAAAAGTAAATGATAGTTCTTTTAAAAGAAGTTTAAACAATGTATTTTCAACAACTATGCGTAATTTAAAATCAAAAAATAGTGGTCTTTTCTCAACTTTAGGATTGATATTACCTTCATTTAACTGGTTTGCTGATGGTGGTTTCCCAGAAACAGGTCAAATGTTTATTGCAAGAGAAGCAGGACCAGAACTTGTAGGAAATATAGGAAATAAAGCAGCAGTTGCAAACAATGACCAAATTGAAGCAGGTATTGCTAAAGCTGCATATCAAGGTGTAAGCCAAGCTATGCAAGAAAATAGAGGAAATGAAAGACAACCAGTAAATGTTTACATTGGAAACAAAAAAGTTTACTCTGGATATGGACAATATGTTTCTAGTGAAAACAATATGTATGGTACAAATATAATAAAAGTATAGGAGGAGAATTATGAGTAATTTTAAAGACTGGTATTTTAGGATTGGGAGTTGTTACTTTAATTCTCCTCTTCCTAAAAGAGATGGATTTGAAGTACAACCTCATTTAGTTCAAGTTACAGATGCTGGAAGGGTTGCAAGTGGTAAATTAATAATAAAAGAATTGCCACATAGACCTACAAAACTAATTATACAATTTCCAGTAATGACACCAGAACAATTTAGAACATATTATTCAGCATTAGATAATATGTATTTAGAAGTTGAATATTATAATGAAGATTATGATAGATATGAAACTGCAACAATGTATCACACAGATTTGACATATAAACCTATTACTTATGAAGGAAGAAGAATGATAGACTTCCAACAATTTAGTTTAATAGAACATTAAGGAGGAAATTATGTATAATTTTTCTAATGAAGCTAAAATTAGAATATTAAGTGGAAAAGTAACAAGAGGATATTTAAAAGTTTTAGCAACAGATACAAAACCAGAAATGATTATAGATGAAAATAATTATTTAAAAGATTGCACATTTGAAGAATTACGATATGTTCCTGATGAAGGTTTTATTGGAGGTACAGTTGCAAAAAGAGTAACAGGTAATTTTAACAATGTGGATAGCTCTTTTAGCATACAAGATAGAGAATTTGAATTATATCTAGGTGTAGATTTAGAAAATGGAACTACTGAATATATAAAGTATGGAACTTTTATAGTACAAAAGCCAGAAGATGACCAAGTAAATGATAATACTTCTTTTGAAGCACTAGATTATATGATAAAGCTAAATTTACCTTGGGTTGATAGAATGACATACCCTTGCAAATTAAAAGAGCTATTTGATGACCTTGTGGCTCAATCAGGGCTATCTACAAAAGTAACTTCATTTTTAAATCAAGATTTTATTGTAGAAAACAATCAATTTGAAGAAGGAACTACTAGAAGAGATGTTTTAAAAGCAATAGCACAAATGGCTTTTAATTGGGCTAGAATAGATGAAGATAATGATATAGTTATGGATTTTGAGAAAAAAGATGAAGTTGCAGAAACATTAACTGCTGATAATTATTACAATTTTAAAAAACAAGATATATATGGTCCAATAAATGTAATTATTTTAAGAAACAGTCAAGTAGAAGGAGAAAATATAACAATTAGAGATGAAGAAAGTATTGCTCAATATGGAGAAACAGAACTTGTTATTTCTGACAATCCATTTGCTTATACTCAAGCAAAGAGAGCAGAATTAATCAAAGCTGGAAGAATTTTATTTGGATTAACTTATATTCCAATGTCAATGGATATGATAGGATATATGTATCTAAATTGCAAAGATAAAATAAAGGCAACAAATTTAAATAACGAAACATTTGAAACATATTTATTAAATCATACAATAGAATATGCTGGTACAATTTCTGATAGTATGGAAGCTCCTGCTGCGACAAAGACGGAAACTAAATACCAATTTACTCCACCAATGATAGAAGCATTAAAACATACTGAATTATTGGTTGATAAAGCAAATCAAAGAATTGATGCAGTAATAAAAAATATATCAGATACTAATGAGAAAATGGTAGAAATAGAAGCTACCCTTGATGGAGTTACTTCTACTGTTAAATCAGTTGTTCAAATAGCAAACGAAGCAAAAGAAACAGCTGAACAAACAAGTGAAAAGTTTGAAAACTTACAAAGTGGAGCAAATAATTTAATAATAAATTCTGGATATTTTAATAATACTGATAGTTGGGAAGCAAATGGAGATGGAATTATACTAAATGTAGAAAACTTTGATGGATTTAATTGTATAAAATCAACAGGTAGTATAGTATATTCTTATGATGAATTGCCTTTATATAATGCAGGATTTATAAGATTAGAGCCAAATTCTACATATATAATTCAATTAGAAATGTATTTATATAGAGAATTAGCAAAGGGAGAAACTGATATAACATATCCAATTAATATTTCTAGTCCACTACATACTTATGTAAACTCAATGAAATCAACAGGAGTAGTTATGTCAGGCGACAATGCAATTGATAGTAAAAATGGAGCATCAGTAAAAAAGACATTATTAAGCTCATCTAGTTATAAAACAAATAAATGGGTAAAAATACAATTAAAAATAGAAACTGGAAATCCAACATTAGATTATCCATACTATGCAATAAAACCTTTTATATGGCGGAGATACTGCTGGAATAACAGATGGAAATATGGTTTATATGAAAAATATTTATGTAAAACAAACAAATATTATTTCTGATTGGTCGCCTTCTCAAAATGATATTGTAAATGATTTAGATGAAAATTATTATACAAAAACTGAAACTCAATCTCAAATAAAACAAACATCAGATAGTTTAACATCTCAAATAAGTAATATTGAAAGTGAAATTTCTTCTACTAATGGAGATGTTATTGGAATAAAAACACAAATTAGTGAAGTTCAACAAAAGTTAAATGGATTAACAACAAATATTACTTCAACAGGAGGAAATAATTTATTTAGAAATTCTGTTGGATATTTTGGAAGTGACTTTTGGACTGGAGAGTTAAAATCATACACAAGTACAGAAGTAAAAAATAATAGTGTTTCAGGCAATGCAATAATGTTGCAAAATTCTATTTTATCACAAACAGTATTTGTAAAAAATGGTTATTACAATATAAGCTTTATTTATAAAAAGTTAATAGAATTAGCATCATGTAAAATTAGAATTAATGGATATGAAATAGAATTAACTGAATTAGATATTACAGAATTTGAAAGAAGTTTCGAAGTTACAGATAATACAATTACATTTGAAATAATTAGTGATACTAATGATGCTTGCTATATATCAGATTTATTATTAATTGCAGGTCAATATAAACAAACATGGACACAAAACCAAAATGAAACAGTAACTGATACTGTAAGAATAGGTCAAGGTATAGAAGTTGTTTCAAGTAAAACTAATACAAAATTATTAGCAGATAGTGATGGAGTAAGAATTAATAATGTTTTAAATAATAATACAATTGCTGAATTTACTGATAAAGGAACAACAACAGAAAATTTGATTGTTAATGAGACAGCACAAATAGCAGGATTACTTATTCAAAAAATTGGAGAACAGGTATGTTTTAATGTTCTTTAAAATAAAAGAGGGTGTTTCCCTCTTTTAGAAAATATTATTAAAAGGAGAAGAAAATGGCAAGTGGTAGAATTTATGGTAGTGTTTCCCAAAAATCAGATAGCTATTCTTATTATATAGATTGGTCAGAGCATGGTCAAGATAGCAGTAGAAACATATCTCATGTTGATGCTTGGGTACATATAGTATGTAATGCACATACTTCATATCAAAATAATTTATATCAAGAATTATATATTGATGGTACTTTATTTACTAATACTTTAAATGTTAGTTTAAGTCCACGGAACAGATGTGCAGCTTGTATCAGGAACAAAATATGATATTGGTCATAATAATGATGGTAGTAAATCAATTGGTATTTCTTCTAGTTCACAACTTCCTTATGGTAGTGGTTGGCGGACCTAGTTATGGTAGTGCCTCTGGAAGTGTATGGTTAGACCAATTACCTAGAGAAGCTTATATTGATACTAATATAGATTGGTATATTGATAACAATAGAAGAGATTATTATTTACAAAATCCACGGAGGATTTAAAACAATTTGGAATTATGAAGTAAAAAATGCAAATGGAAGTGGATATACTACTATTATGACTAGAACAATTTGGGAAGGCTCTGGAACTAAAACAGTAACTTTTACAGAAGCTGAACAAAATAGTTTTTATTCATTTTTAAATACAAGAAATTCTGCAAGTTATAGAATAGCTGTTAATACATATAATGGAAATAGTTACATGGGAACAAAATATCAATATGGAACTATCTATGTTGGTACTGCAACTCCTAAATTTTCTGATTTTGATTATGAAGATATAAATCCAACAACATTGGAATTAACTGGAGATAAAAATAAATTTATAAAAGGATATTCAATAGCACAAACTACTATATCAAAAACTAATAAAGCAGTAGCAGTAAAAAAAGCAACAATAGTCAAATATCGTACTTTAATTGGAACGCAACAATCAGAAGCAAGTTATAAAGATACAGGAAATGTATTAATGGCAATAAATGATATGGATAACAAAGAAATAAATGTATATGCAATAGATAGTAGAGGCAATAGTAAGTCGGTAAAAAAAGTAATAGATGATAGTAATTTTATAGAATATACTTTAATAAATATTAAAAATGCTAGTGTAAAAAGAGGATTAGGTGGAATTGGAACAGAAGTTACTTTATCTTTTAATGGAGAAATATTCATAGGAAATTTTGGAGCTAAAGATAACTCTATAATTTCTTGTTACTATCAATACAGAGAAAAAAATAGTACAGACATAATGATTGGTACAACTAATATAACTCCAACCTCAATTTCAAAAGGTACTTTCTCTAATACTTTAAAGATACAAGGAGATTTAAGAGCAGAAGGATTTGATAATAGTAAAAGTTATGATTTTTCTATTATTATAGCAGATGAATTATCTACATATTCATTTAATTTAACTTTAGGAGCTGGTGTTCCATTAGTTGCACATCATAAAAATGGAGTATCCTTTGGTGCTTTATATGATGAAAGTGTAGGAGGATTAGCACAAATCGCTGGTCATAGAGTAAATTACAATAGCATGTTAATGGCAAAACCTAATGCTACTACTACATTAAGATCAGCAGACCAAGTACAAAAAATAGATTTGTCAAAGATGGAATTAATTGGTTCACAGTTATCTATATCTAATGGAGGAATTTTAATAGAAAAAGATGTAAAAAAGATAAAAGTTTCGGCTACAATTTTAGTAAATGTAAATGGAAGTGGAACTTATAATCTTTATATTTATAAAAATTCTGAATATATAGCAAGAGCAATTAGGGCAGGTAGCGGAAATGTAACGAATAATATAACCGAAAAAATAGTAAATGTAGCCAAAGGAGATATTATATATGTTTATATATCAGCATCAAGTGGTTCTACTGTTAATGCAAATGAAAGAATTAATCACTTAATTGTTGAAGTTGTTGAATAATATTAGACAAAAATTAAAAGTTAAAGTATAATTAAATTATAAAAATATTAGAGGGGAATTTAAAATGGATATTAATGAAAGAGTAGACCAATTAGACAATAGAATGTCTAAAATAGAAGAAAAAATTAATACTTCTATTCCTGAAATTCAATCTGGAATTCGAGAGATTAAAATTTTATTACAAGAAAGACCAATTCAAGAACAATTGAAAAATGATATTCTTGGGAAAGATATTTTAAGTCTTGAAAGCAGAGTGAAAAAAATTGAGGATAATCAAAGTTGGCTGTGGAAAACAGTTGCTGGAGCAATAATAACAGTAGTTGTAGGAGCAATAGTTTTTACAGTTAAAATGATGTAATAGGTATTTAATATGGATTTGTTGGAAATATTTTTAGGGCAAATACCAGAAGCAATTTATTTTGCATTATTTATGATATTTGCAAAAGATTTAAAAGAGAAAAGAATATTATATATTTTATTAATGGTTATAGAATATTTATTATTGAAACATTTTATAAAATATAATATATGGTTTCAGATATTATATACAATAATGCAATTTGTGATATTGAAAGTTTTATATAAAGAAAAATCACAAATAACAGATATATTTACATTTACGATAGCAAGTATAATATTGATACTATCTTGTTCAGTTTTATATTTTATAATTTGGAAAACTATAAATAATTTTATTATATATGTGATTTTAAATAGACTTTTACTGATATTATTTTTGATAATATTTCATAATAAACTTTATAAAATCCAAAAATTATATAAGAGATTATGGAATAGAAATGATAAAAACAAAAATAAAATAAAATCCACAACTTTTAGAGCAATTAATGTCGTTATATTTAATATTATATTTTATATAATAAATTTAGGAATGTTATTTATGATATTTCAAAATGGAGGTGTTTAATATGGGTGGCTGGGATAGCTGGTTTTGGATTTTTGATGCAAAAGATGGAGAGTAAGATATGGAGAAATTTAAATATATTTTTAGTAGTTTAATTTTTAATATTGCAGAAACAATCCTAATTTTCTTGATAGGCAAACTATTATGTTTGCCTACCAATTATATTATAACAATTATGTTATGTTTTATGATAAGTAGAGGTTGTTTTGGAAAAGCATTACATTTTAAAACTTGGTATCGTTGTTTAGTTTGGAGCTCACTTATATTATTAAGTTTATTTTTAATTTTAAAAGTTGATTTAGTAATATCTATTTTATTTACCATATTTGCAGCATTTATAATGACTGGAAAATCTAATATAAATGATATGTATTTGTGAAAACCTAATAATGAAAGTAAATATTCTGATATAGAAGAATATATTAAATATCATGAATATGATGATGAATTAATAGAATTTGAAGATAAAGTAAAGAAAAGAGATAGTAAACTTTATTTAATTTATAAATACAGATTTAAAGACCATAAAACATTCAGTGAAATATCCGAACTTTCTTGATATACCTACTAATAGAATTACAGAAGAATTGGATAAAGTAACTTTTAGTTTAAGAATTTATTGTAAAATATAAAATCAGTTTTTACTGGTTTTATTTTTTTTGATTTTTTCTTATACACCGTGTAGAGAAAATATTTTTAAATAGATATAATGGTGTCAGAAAGGAGATAAATGTAAATTAATATCTGGTTGCCTATTACTAGAAAATTTATGTTTATCTCTGTTCATTTTAATAGGAGGGGTATAAGATGTATAATAACTACCCAATATATGGAAATAATCAAATGTATATGCAAGATTTACAAAATATGAGAGATAGAATTGATATGCAAATGAGACAAATGCAACAAACACAATCTTCCAATCAAGTTCAACAAACACCAGCAATAAATCAAACATTTCAATTAAGTAATCCTCAACAAAATGCTAATGATTTTGATGGGAAATATACAAATAATATTGATGAAGTAAAAAATACTTTAACACTAAAAAATACATTATTTGTAAATAAAGAAATGAATACATTATGGCTAAAAGATGCAGCTGGAAACATAAAAACTTATTCTTTAACAGAAGTTATTGAATTAGATGAAAAAGATAAAATGATTATTGACCTTCAAAGACAAATAGAAGATTTGAAAGGAGTTGTTTTAAATGCAAAATCCGATGTTAAATATGATGATGCAAATGTTGCAAAGCAGAAATCCACAAATGTTTCAAATGATAAATCAAGCAAAAAATAATGGTACAAATCCACAAGATATGCTAAAACAAATGGTAGGAAATTCAAATCCTGAACAAATGCAAAATATTATTCAGCAAGCAAAATCAATGGGTTGTCCTGATGATATATTAAATCAATTACAAAATTTAAAATAAGGTAATATGTTCTTAATTGGACTTATTATAGATATTTTAAAAGAAAGGAGGAATATATTATGGATACAATGCCTTTAACTGCTGCTGATGTCGGAGCTGTTGTTGGAAACAATAGAGGTTACAATGATGGTTATGGTGCTTGGGGTGGAGAATGGTTTTGGATTATTATAATATTATTTGCTTTCTGGGGAAATAATGGTTGGGGAAACAATAGAAACAACGAAGTTGATATTGATACTCGTTTCTTGGAGAGAGATATATTTAATACTAACCAAAATGTTTCTAATACAGGTTGCCAAACTCAAAGAGATGTATTAGAAAATAGATATACAACTCAATTAGGTTTAGCAAATCTAGGAGCTCAAACACAAAATTGTTGTTGTGAAACTCAAAAAGAAATCCTACAAAACAGATATGACAATGCTTTACAAACTCAAACATTGTCTAGTCAATTAGCACAATGTTGTTGCGATTTAAGAGCCGAAAGTCTTGCTAATACTCAAAAAATATTAGATAAAATGTGTGAAAATGAAATTAATACATTGAGAACTGATTTACAATCTGCTCAATTACAAATTTCTCAATTATCACAAACTTCTAATATTGTAAATTCGTTAAGACCTACACCAATTCCAGCATATTTAACATGTTCTCCATACGAAAGTGCTTTCTATGGAAGATTTGGAAATTTTGGAAATTGTGGTTGCGGCTGTGGTTGTGGAAACACTACAATTATATAGCAAATGCCAATAAGGTATCTCGATTACGAGAACTTGCTATTTTTAAAAGAGATAGATAAGTTCTATCTCTATTTTTTTTTACAAGGAGGAATAAAAATGGGAAATTATATAGGAACAATTAATTCAGTTCAAGAACCTGCTATAACATTAGCAAATAATTCATCTAATATTGCTTTTTCTACTGATGTTGTTAGAACTAGAAGTGCAAACTGTTGTGGGTGGTTAAATCATTCAACAGGAAGTACACAATATCAAATAACTAAAGCAGGAATATATGAGATTATGTTTAATACAAATGTAACAAGTGCCACAGCTGGAAAAATTGCATTAGGGATTAAAGCAAATGGAGAGTTATTAAGTGGAACTGAAATGGACACAACCGTTGCTGCAAATGTATTTACAAATGTTTCTGCCAATAGACAAATTAGAGTTTGTTGCGATGGAAGTACAACAATAACAGTTGGAAGTTTACCAACATCTGGAGCAGATGCAACTCAAATACCTATTATAAAAAATGCTTCTCTAATAATTAAAAAAATTGCATAAATAATTCATTATGAATAATTATGACTATACTTGGTTTTTTATTATTATGACTTTGTTTAATTCTAGTTTAGGTATTAACAATAATGAAAGAAATATAGAGCAAGAAGAAAAACAAGAAATAATAAATAAAAAACTTGATAAGATTTTAAGTTTATTAGAGGAGATAAAATGAATAATGATGCAGATAGATTTGGAAGTTTTTGGTTTTGGCTTGCAGTTGTTTCTAATTATTGTCAAATAGAAAGCTACGAATTAAATAAAAAGCAAATTAGTAATGATGAATTATTAAAATATCTTGAACATCAAGATAACGATTATTTAAGAACAATAATAGAACAAAATATCCAATTAATAGAGCAGAATAATATAATTATTCAACTCTTGAAAGGAGGCAAAAGTGCATAAAAAATACTTAAAAAAAATAATTGAAAAAGGTTCAAAAATTGATATGGAAAAATTAGCAGAATTTATGGAAGAAACTATGGACCATATAAAAGAATGTGACCCTAAATTATATGATAAAATAGAATGTAAAATGTATGAAATGGCTTATGGAAAAATGTTGACAGAAGATATGGCTTCAAAATGGGTACATTCTATGAAACCATATGGAATGAAATGGACTAAAGAACAGACAGATGAAGTTATAAAAAAATATGGTTTAAATATAAATGAAATAGATTTTTGGGCTATTATGAATGCAATGTATAACGATTATCGTAATATTTTTGATGACAATGTTGAAACTTATATAAAATTATCAAGAGATTTTATAAAAGATGAAGATGCAGTTGATGGAAAAGTTTATGAATATTGGAAATATATTACAAAGCATTAAAAAGGTTTAATAGGCAACCTTTTATGTGGTACATTGGACAAAAGAAGTCGCTTTGACTGCAAATCAAAGAGAACGCAGGGCAGTACTGCGATGTACCTCCAAATTTAATATTTATATTGACAATGGTACTTTGGAAAATATAATAAACGGAAGAACTTACAAAGATAAACAAGTTATAATAAAAAGAATATTGACAAGCTAAAAGATATTAATTATAATATATTTGTATGAACAATATTTGGCTGTAAAATTCATCAGAACAATAGAAAGTCTTGTTTTTTCAAGAAACTTCTATTGTTTTTTTATTTTATATGATATAATTATATTGCCAATCAAAAATTTTCTTAATATTTTTACCTTTTTATATTTTTTATAGAATTAGATGTTTTTTATATCTAATTCTATTTTTTTTTGATATAATATATATGTATAAAAAAATAAAAGGAGGGATTGCAATGGAAAATTTATTACAAATTACTGCTATTGCAATACTTGCAGAGGCTGGTTGGGAAAATTTAAAAATGATTTGGCAAGATGGAAAAGTAAGTATTGATAGAATAGGAGCTTTAATTGTCAGCATTGTTATTTCGATGGCTACGCAATTAGATGTATTTGCAATATTAAATTTTGGCATTTCTATTCCATTTGTAGGTAGCTTTTTAACTGGAATTCTTATAAGTAGAGGTGCTAATTTTATTCATGATTTGTTAAATAAAATACAAACAATTTCTAATAGTTAGGAGGAAATAAAATGGATAATATAACAGAAGAAACAGTTGAATTTTCACAAGAATTATATGAAAAGAATATAAAAGAAAACACATTTGAAACTGAATATGAGGCAGGTGTTGATAATGCAAATAACTAATATAACTTGTCCAAGTTCAAAATATCCTACAAAATGTCCTGATGTAACAGTAAAAGATGGGATATGCGTACATAATACGGCAAATGATGCAAGTGCTATGTCAGAAATATCATATATGATAGGTAGACCAGATAAAGTTTCATTCCATGTTGCTGCTGATGATGAAAGAATTGTAACAGGACTTCCATTTGATAGAAGTTGTTATGCAGCTGGAGATGGAAGATATGGAAAAGGAAATGCAAATAAAATTAATATAGAAATCTGTTATTCAAAATCAGGAGGAGAAAGATTTGAAAAATCAGAAGATAATGCAGCTGCTTATATTGCATATCTTTTAAGGCAATATGGTTGGGGAATAGAAAAAGTATCAAAGCATCAAGATTATAGTGGAAAATATTGCCCACATAGAACTTTAGATATGGGCTGGGAAAGATTTTTAAATAAAATTAGGTATCATTTAGGAGAACAACAAAAACCAGCTCCAGAAATTAAAGATGAAGGAGGAAATTTAGAAATGGCAAGAGTATATCAAAATGGAAGCACACCAGAAACTGTTTATGCAGATACTGCATTATCAAAAAGAACAGGTACTTTAAATCCATGGGAAAAAACAGAATATCTTTCAATTGACAATAATAGACCTTTAGTAAGATATACAGTTGATGGAACTAATACTAAAAAATGTGGTTATGTATTATGGAAAGGTGGAGCAAAATAAAATGAGCCATTAGGCTCATTATATGCAGATTTAGTGTAATGGTAGCATATCGGTCTCCAAAACCGTTGGTAATGGTTCAAATCCATTAATCTGTGCCAATATTGACAAAAAATAAAAAATAAAATATAATAAAAATGATTAGCTCGTTGAATACATTTTTTTACAAAAAGAACTAGAATATTTTTTTAGTTCTTTTTGTTTATTAAATCTTCCATATACCAATCTATTAATTCAATTTTTTCTTGTAAAAATGCAATTACTTCAACTTTATCTTCCCAATTTTCTTGTGTTATTTCTTGTTCTAAATTATAAATAATGTTATTATATATTCTATATCTATTAGAAGCTTCAATTAATTTTGAATTTATAATCATTTTTCTTCTTTCTTCTTCTTCTCTTTTTAGTTCTTGTTGTCTTTGCAATTCTATTAATCTTTTTTTGTTTAATCTTCCTCTAGTTTTTAAACCTAAATTAAAATCATAATTTATTTTTTCCATTGCTTCTTGGAAATTTAAATTAAAATATTGCTTAACAAATTCAATTAAATCTCCTGTTCTATTACAAGAAAAACAATAAAAGCTTTTTTTATAAACTTTCATACTAGGAGAATTATCTTTATGAAAAGGACAATGACACATATATTTTTTTATTTCTATTCCATATTTATTTAGAATATCTTTCATATTTAATATATTTAATATTTCATCTTTCATTTTATACTTTCCTCTAATAATTTAATTTTATTTTTCTTTTTTTCAATTTCATCTTTTAATTTTAATATTTCTTGCTCTATTAAAAATTTTTCAATTCTTTTCTTAACTTCAATATTTATATTATATCTAATAAATACTCCATAATCAGGAATTGTTTTTATAATTAAATCTTCATTTTTTAGTTTCTTTTTAATTCTTCTAATTATAGTTAATAAAGGAGATTTGAAATAAACATAATCTTCTTCACTAGTATTATATATATACATTATTAATTCTTTATATGTGCAATTTCTATTCTTGTTTTTTATTAAAAATTGCATAAGTCTAAATTCATTTGGTGTCAATTTTATTTTTTTATTTCTTGTTACTAATTCTTGTGTATTTTCATCTAAAATCATTTTATCTACCTTCTTCCACAAAGTTATCCACAACTATGTGGATAACTATTTTATTTCAAATAGTGTAGATATTTCAAAATCTGGATTAATTAATTTAGTTATTGCATAAGCTAAAGTTTTACTACAACCTTGTTTTTTATTTAAAATTCTTGATAATGTTTCTTGAGAACAGCCTATTTCTTTTGCCATTTCTACTTGTGAAATATCTTTATTAATAACAATACCATCTTTTATAAAATACATTTTATTCACTCCTTTCTATATCTTTATCTTAACATATTCTTGACATGAAGTCAATAAAAAAATAAAAAAAATAGCCAAATTTTCATTTGACTATTTAACAATAAAAAGCACCCTAATGTTTATATAAATATTTTGTAGGGTTTGGTTGCGAGAGTAGGACTTGAACCTACAACCTCTAGGGTATGAACCTAGCCATCTGCCATTGATAGTATCTCGCTAAATCCGTAGGTTGATTTTAGCTCAACCCACAAAGCTAAAAAGGGGATATTTCATTGTATATCCATAACTAGGTTTATGAATTATTCTAGCCTGCAATACGATAAAAAAGGTGGTCCTAAAATATCATATCACGATATTAGTTATATTTTAATAATATTTGTATGCTATTAATATAGCAAGACCATCAGAAAGAAAAAGTCCAACTATAACAAAAATTACAAAACCAATATATCATACTTATATTAAAATTTTTCCTAATATCCACCCCATAGACTACTTTCTATGGGCAAATCTATCTACAAAGATAGCCCTAATAAAATTCCGCCAAGAACTCTATTATTAAAATGATAATAACATATTTTTATATCTTTGTCAATAGTGGTATCAAAAAATTATAAAATTTTATTTCCATTTTTTCTATAAATTGTTTTTCTCGATTTGAACATATTGCTATGAAATTGAGTGTTATCAACAATATCATAAACTAATGGAGTTTTTTTACCTTCAAATTTTCTTTCTACTCTTCCTACTGATTGAATTATTGTTGCTTTATCTCTATGAGGACTTGCTAAAATAAGCCTATCTAATCTTGGTATATCAAGACCTTCTTTTGCCAATCCATAAGTTGCAAATAATAAATTTTCTTTTCCATCTCTCATGTCTTGTATATATTGTTCTCTTTGTGCTTTCTTCTTTTTACTTGTCATAGTTCCATCAATTTTTACACCATATCCTATTTTTTCTTGAAGATATGAAAGTTGAGTTAATCTATCTCCAAGAACTAGTGTATAATTATTTTTACATTCTTTTAATATATCTAATATTATTTCATTTCTATCTTCATCTTCTGATAAAAATGTTGTTAATTTTGAATAATCTATTGTTCCATCTGTTTTCTTGGCATCTCTAGGGATTTTAAAGTCAGTATAAATTGGTTGTATTTCTGCTTTAATAGTTCTTTCTGAAACTACTTCTTTTGGAACTTCACATATTATAGGTCCAATTAAAGAAAATAAAGCTTTTTCTGTTCCTTTTATATTTCTAAATGGTGTAGCAGTTAAGGCATACTTATATCTGCAAGATAAAGCATTTATGACTTTATAAAACATTCCTAATTGAGCAGGAGTTCCACAAATCCTATGACCTTCATCTACAACTATACAATCCCATTCATTTTTAAATTGTGATAAATCTAATTTTACTAATGTTTGGACAGTAGCAAAAGTAATATGAGTTCCTATATCTATTTTGCCTGCTGCTATTTTGCCAAGACCAACACCTTCTAAATTACTTTTTGCTCTATCAAAACTTTGATTTAATAAATCGTAAGTATGCGTAATCCAAAGAGTTTTTAAACCTAATTCACTAATTAATTGTAATGCAGTTTGTGTTTTACCACTTCCAGCTGGCATAACAATAACTCCATTTTTAGATTTTAAAGCTTCATTTTTTGCCTTTTCTTGATAATCAAACAATTTTATATTGCTTTTATAATAAATAATATTAGGATTTAAACATTTTAATGAATAATCTTCTTTAATTGGATAAAGTTTATAAATATCTTTGAAACAGCCAAAAGGTAATATATAGTCATTTCCATGTTTTTCATACCAATATAATCTTCTTGGAATATTATAAGTTGGAAATCCTAATCTTTCATTTTGTGCATATTGAGGATTATCTATTTCTAAATTACTTTTACAATATTTTTCTATTATAGGTTCTGCATCTATTATTCTTATAATATTATCTACTATAATTTTGCTCATTTTATAAACCTCCAAATATATCCTCCAGCAGTTTTTTGTTTTCCATTGCAAACTCTTGAAATACTTGCTTCAAATATTCCTGTTAATCTTTGTGCTTCTTTTAATCCATTAAATATTTTGATTTTTTTAAAATTATTTTTATTTATTTGTATTATTTTTTTTGATAAAGGATTGTCTTTTCCAAATTTTCCAATAATAGGTGTTTTTACAAAACTAGAATGAATTTTATGTTTTTGATTTTCACTTATAGTACACCATTCTAAATTATTAATACAATTATTTGCTTTATTCCCATCTTTATGATTAACTTGTGATTTATTCGCTGGATTAGGAATAAATGCTTGTGCTACTATTCTATGTATTAAAAAAGCTTTTTGTTTTTTGTTTTTATATAATCTTATTAAAAAATATCCTGTTCTTGTTCTATTGAGTTTTAGTATTTTATTAGTTTTTAAAGATTTAACTCTTCCTAAATTGCTAACTTGATATAAACCTTCATATCCGTTTTATATCTTTCCATATTTCTTTACTCATAAAAATTCTCCTTATATGGCGATATTTCTTTTAAATCTATACTCTTCTTGTTAAAATCTATATCATCAAAATCAATATAATATAAATTATTATTCCAAAGAATTGCTAATGAAAATATAGTTTCTGGATTTCTACATTCTCTAATTCTTTCATAAGCAAGTCTTTGATTTTCTTCAATTCTTGATATTGGGAATAATCCACTTTTATTATTTAATGTTTTACAATCATATAATTCAGGGAAATCTCTTTTTATTGCAATTATATCACAAGGCTGGCTTCCTATGTGTGCAGCTCCTTCTATAAAATGAACCCAATAATTTTTTGAAGCCAAAAAATTAGCAAAATCTTTTTCAAAATTTGAGCCTAAAACTTTATTATTCATTTTATCCTCCTAATACAAGTACAACATTTAGACATCATACTTCTATATTGTTTATTTTTTATTTTACTTATCTCTGAATTGCACATTCCTATAATTCCAGTTTCATCATACAATTTAAAATCCCTACAATTTCCACATTTATTTTTCATATTTACACTATATTCACATATACTCATTTTAAATCCTCCAAATTTATTTCTAATGCAGTACATTTAAAATTTTCATTAGTTCCTTCATGATGATTAACTATTAATTTTTTACCTAAAATATCTTTACAAGGTATCAAATATCCAACGCATAAACAACTTATTATTATATCATCTTTAAATTGCTCTTTCACATTATAGTAATCATCATGTATAAATTTTATTTTATCTGTTTGAACAGGCTCTACATCTTTATATATATCTATACCTATATATTCAATTCCTTCATTTGCAAATAAATATCCAAACATATTAATATTACTACCTACATCAATAACCCTTTTTGGATTATACTTTTTAACTCTTTCTAATATAGCTTTATACCATTCTAAACTTTCAGAACCTTCATCAATATTATATTGAAGCATATCTGACTTATATTCTCCATAATATCTATTAGGATTATTTTCATTTATTTTATATAAATAATCAATTACTTCTTTTAAATTATTAAATTTCATTCTAATTCTCTCCAAAATCAATTTTAAGGCATTTTATTTTTAAAAGGGTATAACTTGTTTGGTTGAACCTAAAATCAAGAAATACCCTTAAAATTTTATTAAATTTAATTATTAAAATGGTAATGGTTCATCATCAAAATTGTTAGTTGCAGGTGCTGAATTTTCAAATTGCAAATCATTTTGACTTTCTCTTTTGCTATCTGCAAAAAAACATTGCTCTGCAATTACTTCTGTTGCATAATGTTTTTGCCCTTGGTCATCTTGCCAATTTCTTGTTTGTATTCTTCCTTGTATTGCAACTTGCATACCTTTTTGAAAATATTTGCTACAAAATTCTCCAGTTTTTCCCCATGCTACAATATTTATAAAATCAGCAGTCGGTTGACCCTCTTTAGTAAATCTTCTATTTACTGCTAATGTGAAATTAGCAATTGCTGTGTTATTTGTTTGAGTATATTTGATGTCAGGGTCTTTTGTTAATCTTCCTATTAAATTTACGCAATTCATTATTTATCTTCTCCTTTTTTCTTTGTTGTTTTCTTTGTTTTCTTTGTTGTTGTTTTCTTTGTAGTAGTTTTTTTTGTTGCTTTTGCTTTTGCTGTTTTTGTTGTTTTTTTAATAGTTTCTTCTTTTGGTTCTTCTCTTTCAGGTTCTGCAATATCAGGTTCTGCAATATCAGGTTCTGCAATATCAGGTTCTG